AATATATTGTTATGACAATACAGGAACTACCACTACCTTAGATGGTTCAATTACCAGTGTAGATACTACAATTACTGTTGATAGTACAGTTGGTTTTGAAGCTGCCGGTACCATTACAATAGGTTCTGAGGATATTGTTTATACTGGTAAAACAGCTACAACATTTACTGGAGCAACTGTAACAGAATCTCATTCTGATGGAGCTACCGTTACTCGATCCACAGTATGGTATGACATAACTAGAGCCAGTGGTGGTGATTACTCTTCTACAGCAAACGATACTTGGACATCTACTATACTAGGCGGCGTCCTTGTGATGACCAACTTTTATGATAAGCCTCAGTATTGGGCCTTAACTAATGGTACTGTCTTGTCATCTCAAAAGATGCAAGACTTAAATGATTGGCCTGCTTTAACTGCGCTGAATGGAGCTATAACAGGAACTGGAGTTCCTAGTCCTGATGAGATTGTAGTAGACTCTACCTTAGACTTTCCTACAGCCGGTACGTTTACAGTTGGTACTGAAGATATATCCTACAAAGGAAAGACTTCTACTAAGTTTACAGGGATTGGTAGAGGCGAAAATGGAACTACTGCGGCAACTCATTTAGATGATGCTGCTGCATTTATAACCACCTACTGTCGCTCTATGAGGGGCTTTCGCTCTTTCTTAGTGGCGTTGAATATAAAGCAAGCTGGAGTTAATTTCCCAAGGGTGGTAAAGTGGAGTACCGAAGCGGCTACTCAGACCACTCCTGCAAGCTGGAACGAAACAACCAGTACGGTAGACGCTGGTGAATATGAGTTAGCTGATACCAAAGGCGATATAATGGATGGTATGCAGCTTCGTGATGCCTTTATGATCTATAAAGAAGACGCCGCATATTCAATGACATATGTTGGAACTCCTTTTATATTTGCTTTCCGTCAATTGTCTCCTACTGTTGGAGCTATTGCTACTAACTGCATAGCTGAGTTTGATGGTGGTCACGCCATTTTTGGGAAAGGTAACTTCTATGTAAATGACGGTCAAAGACTAAAGCCTATTCTACCACAGCGATTGAGGGACTATGTATTCACCTCAATTGATGGAGCACAGATTGACAAATGCTTTGTTGCTGCGGACTATGGTAGAACTGAAATACTATTCTGCTTCACTGCTGATGGCGCAGCCTCTGTTGAGCCTAATAAGGCAGTCGTGTGGAACTATATAACCAATACGTTTACCATGAAGGACATACCTAATGTCGCTCATATGGGCTATGGGAACGTTGGAGACCCTGTATTGCCTTCAACATGGGCAAGTGCTTCTACCTCATGGGCTACCATTACTGGACCGTGGACAATGAGTTATGCCTTACAAGATAAGGTCTTATTGTTTGCCGATCCTGTTAGCACTAAGCTATACAGAGATAGGTCTGGAAATAAGAAAGATACTGCATTGATGACATCCTATGTAGAGAGAACTGGGTTAGCCTTGAACGCTCAAGGGCAACCAGATTTCACAGGGGTGAAACGAATTAGTGCTATCTATCCCAAGATGTCTGTGAATGGTTCTAATTCCATGACTGTATACCTTGGAACCTCTATGTCAACCGAAGGCGGTTATGACTGGAAGGATGCAGTTTTATTTAATCCTGACACCCAATCTAAAGTATCGGTTAGAGGAACTGGAAAGTTCTATGCAGTTAAGTTTGAATCATCTACTGATATGGATTGGGAGCTTGATGGTTATGCTTTAGAGATAGACAATGCTGGCAATAGAGGTAGCAGGGAGTACTGATGGCAACGTTTATTGATCGAGTAGTAAAGAGTGAAACAAGATACGAACCCGGCCCATTACCAGAAGAGGTATCTGATCTTGGTAATTATGTAGTTACTGAGTTAAAAAGAATCGGGAGTATATTCTTAAATCAGGCTACCTTTAGGCTTGAGTGTATGCACGTTGAACCGACCCGACCAAGAAAAGGGGATATAAGATATGCGGATGGAACTGACTGGAACCCGGGAAGTGGAGAGGGAATATATTTCTTTAATAATGCCGGGACATGGACACAGCTTTGAAGCCTCATCTACTCTATCCTGATGACGTTCCATACGTTTGGGAGGATGTTGCTCCTATGTTAGCTAAAGCAGCAGTACACTCTGAGGGTGAGTTAGAGCCGGAAGACTTTCTTGAACCTCTTTCGACTGGAGAGATGCAGCTATGGGTGGCTTATGAAGACAATGATCGCATCAATGCTGCAATGGTTACGCAATTTATACAGTACCCTCAAAAGAAAATACTACGAATCATATCTCTAGCTGGAGAGGATTTTAAGAAGATAAAAAACTTTCAGGCAATGATTGAAGGCTTTGCTATTAAGCATGGTTGTACAGCTATAGAGTTATGGGGCAGGAAAGGCTGGAAGAAACTATTACCAGACTGGAGGGACGCATATACCGTGTACACAAAAGAACTACAACATAGGTTACACTAATGGCACTACCACCTTATTTAGCTGCTGCTGGCATTACAGCCGCAGATTATGCACCACCGTCCTCACCTGGGCTACTATCATATACTCGTCCACCAGTTCCTGATGTTCCAGTGAACTTTAGAGGTGGCAGTACGTTCGGTAACTATGTACGAAAGTATCCAGACTTAATGGCTGACTTCCTTTCTAAGGGAGGCACCGGTTCTGAGATGCACGGATACAAAACTATTGCAGATTATGGTCGAGCGCATTGGAGAGATTTTGGACATAGACCTACAGAGCTAGGGGGTGCCGGTAGAACGCTAGGCGAAGGATCTCCCTATCTTTCATTGGCAGATCAAATGGATTACCCGTTTGATGCGTCTGGGAGTACAGCAAGTGCTGGGCTGCCTATGCCTGATGTACCCGGTTATAGGTACGAATACCCACACTACACTTGGGACGGAGGTGGTGGAGAAGAAGCTGCTAAGTGGGTGGCTAGTGGAACAGAGAAAGATATAGACAAGTATGGCTATTACCCATACTTTCCCGGTAGTATGGACGATGCGATCTATGATGATGATGATAAATCACTGCGTGATATCTTAGTTGGTATCAGGCTAGTAAAGGAGTAGAATATGTCTGGAGGAAGCAAATCAACTACTACAAGAACAGAGCCTTGGGCAGAACAGAAGCCCTTCCTAGAGACAGGCTTTAAGAGGGCTGAAGATTTATACTCTGGCGGGAAGATGACCCCTGATTACTATGCTGGGCCAACTACCGCTGGATTTTCCGCCCCTCAGACAGCGGCTCAGACAGGAGCGTTAGACTACCTCTCTGGTCCTCGACCACAGGCACAACAGATGTCTGCTGAGAACGCATCTCTTGGACTCATGTCTGGTGAAGTAGATGTCTCAAGGTTTGATCCTGTAGCTGACGCTGTTAGAGCGCAAGCTATGTCTCAGTTGACTGGAAATGTTTTGCCCGGTATACGCCAGCAGATTACCCAGTATCAACCCGGTGGTTCTACTAGAGGTGACATTCTTCAGGCAAATGCAGTCGCATCAACTCAAGAAGACATTACTAATAAGATCGCAACGGCTCAGTTTGGAGCATATAAGGATGCACAAGACAGGCAGCTTGGTGCATTAGGTCGCTATCCATCTATCATGGGTGCGCCACTACAGCAGTTTGATGCAATGAGTTCAATTGGTGGACAGCAAAGAGCAATGGAACAGGCTGGTATTGATGAGTCCATGCAGCGTTATTCTTATGAGTCACAACTCCCAACCATTGGCCTTCAGAACTACCTTGCTGGGATCTCTGGCGATTATGGTGGTACTACTACGGCTACTGGACCGGGTGGCCCAAGTCCGTGGGTTACAGCCCTTGCTGGTGGTCTAGGCATGGCGGCTGGTGGGCCTATGATGTCATCCATGATGTCAGGAATGGCTGGAGGTAGGAAATAATGGCACATGCAATATGGCATATGGACTACGGGAAGTATTGGAAAGATAAGTTAATGGGTGGAGCTTCGGCTGTTCAAGAGGGAGTTGTAGATCCTCTACTTGATAGGATGATGGGTTCTCCGGGGGTTCCTCCGCGTCCTTGGGGCGGTCCAAGTCCGTATCAAGGTCGACCGCCATCGGTAGG